GGCGATCAGGTGTTTGTGCGTGACCCAGAAACATTTGAAATGATGTGGATAGACATGAGCAAGCTCATGCGAATCATTGTGAACGAATCAGAAGGCAAGCGTCCTGAACAGTATGTGATTCGTGACATCAACCCCAACTTTCAAAACATGACTGTGGCAGCAAAAACCACCACAGACTACCTGACCAATCCGATTACTGGCAGTGTAGGCGGCGCAGCCAACTACACTGGAGGTGGTGCAGGTGGTGCAGCCGGCATGACTGGCGGAGGCAACAGCCGATTCATGAATGCCATGAACGAAGCAACCCTGGATGCCAAGCACATAGTACACATGAGTTTAAACGAAGGTCTAGACGTTTTTTGGCCTTTTGGGCGCAGTGTACTGGAGCAGATCTACAAGGTATTCAAGCAAAAAGAACTGTTAGAAGACGCTATTCTGATCTATCGTGTGAGCCGTGCGCCTGAGCGCAGAGTGTTCAAGATTGATGTGGGCAACATGCCCAGCCACATGGCCATGGCCTTTGTGGAACGTGTGAAGAATGAAATGCATCAGCGCAGAATCCCCACTGTCACAGGTGGCGGCCAAAACATGATGGATGCCAGCTATAATCCACTGTCAATCAACGAAGACTACTTTTTTCCGCAGACAGCAGAAGGCCGTGGTAGCAGCGTAGACACCCTGGCTGGTGGTTCAAATCTGGGCGAAATTGACGATTTAAAATACTTCAACAACAAGATGGCCCGCGGTCTGCGTGTGCCTTCAAGCTATCTGCCCACCGGACCAGACGACTCAGATCGTGCCATGACCGACGGCAAAGTTGGCACAGCTCTGATACAAGAGTACAGATTCAATCAGTACTGCGAACGACTGCAGGCTCTGGTGTCACAAAAACTTGACGACGAATTCAAGATGTTTCTGAAGTGGCGCGGATTCAACATTGACTCCAGCCTGTTCAGCATTGGATTCAATGCTCCACAAAACTTTGCCAGCTATCGTCAAAGCGAACTGGACAACACTCGTATTACGGCATTCATGCAGATGGAACCGCTACCCTACATGAGCAAACGCTTTATGCTGGAACGCTTCCTGGGCTTGACCGAAGATGAAATCAAGGAAAACGAAGAAATGTGGCGTGAAGAACGCGACGAGCCAGACATGCAGTCACAGTCTGGCCAAGATCTGCGCAGCGTGGGTATCACGCCTGGCGGCCTGGAATCTGACGTGACCACTGGCGAAGAAATTGCTGGCATGGAACCTGCTGGTGCAGATGCAGGAATTACTGGCGGGGCTTCAGCCCCTGCTGCCCCTGGCGGTGTGATGCCGGCGGCAGGTGCAGCTCCGCCTGCATAAATACTGGCATGATACTACAAGAATTTTTTAAAAAAGAACCTGAAGCTTATCAGAGTCTTGATCAAGACAACAGCCAGCTACAGATCGGTGACCTGCGCAAAACTCACCTGACTCTGCGACAACTCAACAAGTTGCGCAAAATGAATGACGTAAGAACAGTGGAGTTCAAGGACAAACTCAAACTTGTTCGTCAACAATATGCCCCGGCCCCTGCGGCGCCGATGTAATTTATCACCATTTTACCCCCTTAAACCGTGTGCTTTTGAAGTATAGTGTAAATAACAGCACACTTTACTATAGGAGAGTACCTTATGAACAAATTTGAACAGTTGATCGAATTCGTGATCAATGATGAAGAAGCAAAAGCTCGCGAGCTTTTCCATGACATCGTTGTGGAAAAAAGTCGCCAGATTTATGAAAACTTGATGGCCGAAGAAGATGAAGATCTTGAAGAAGGCGACATGGGCGGCGACGCCAGTGATGAACTTATCGATGATGTTGAGTCTGAAGAACAAAACAACATGAGCATGGAAGGCGAAGAAGACGACATGAGCATGGATGGCGACGAAGAAGACGCTGCCGATGCTGGTGACGACGAAGAAGGCTTTAGCATGGGCGACGATGGCGGTACAGAACCTGCCAGCAAAGACGATATCATGAACCTTGAAGACAAATTGGACCAGTTGATGGCCGAATTTGAAGACCTCATGGGCGGCAACGACATGGGCAACGGCGATGATTTTGGTCCTGAAGAAGGCGGCGACGCCATTGAAATGGACGACACAGAAGAAATGGGCATGATGGAAGCGGTCAGTCTTAAAGCAGCACCAAAGCCAGTCACAAGCGAAGAAGGCGGAGTTAACAAAAAGTCCACAGTGGCAGCAAATGCTGGTGCTAAAGGTCCAATTGGCAACTCAGTAAAGCCAGTACACGCAGGTGGTGAAATGGGCGGTCGTCATGACACATCAGCCTACAGCAACAACACAAAAGATCTAATTGGTCGAGTGGGTAATACACCTGCACAAGGCACACAAAAGCCTTCAGCAGCAACAAAACCTTCACTGGGTCAAGCAGCTGGTGTCAATACCAAAAGCCCTGTAGCTCGCGGATAATTGATGAAAACCCTAAGAGAACAACTTACATTTACGCAGGCCAACATCCAGGTTCTTGAAGAATCTGGCGCTGATGGCCTCGGTAAGAATCTCTACCTCAAAGGAATTTGCATTGAAGGCAACAAGCGCAATGCAAATGACAGAATATACCCCTTGCACGAAATCAGCAAAGCAGTAAACACGATTAATCAACAGATTAAAGAAGGCAACTCAGTACTAGGCGAAGTAGATCATCCTGAAGATCTCAAAATTAACCTAGACCGCGTGTGCCATAGTGTTGAAAACATGTGGATGGATGGAGAAGCTGGCTGCGGCAAACTAAAGATTTTACCAACCCCAATGGGTGAGTTGATCAAGACCTTGCTGCAATCTGGAATCAAACTGGGAGTATCCAGCCGCGGTAGCGGCAATGTAGATGACAGAACAGGACATGTAAGTGACTTTGAAATAGTCACTATAGATGTAGTTGCACAACCCAGTGCTCCGAATGCTTATCCTAAAGCAATATATGAAGGTCTCATGAACATGAAGTACGGACATAGATTGCTTGAAGTAGCTCGTGAATCTGGACAAAACAACAAAGTGCAGAGATACCTTAAAGATGAAGTTAAAAAGCTCATCCGGGATCTCAAAATATAAGGAGAACCAGTAATGCTGGACGCAATAAAACCATTGCTCGATAGTGACCTGATTACAGAGGAAACTCGCACGGAAATCAACGAAGCCTGGGAAGCCAAGCTGAGTGAAGCCCGTGAACAGGCCCGCACCGAACTCCGTGAAGAGTTCGCGCAACGCTATGAGCACGATAAAACAGTAATGGTAGAAGCCTTAGATAAGATGGTAACAGAAGGACTGGCCGCAGAGATCGCCCAAGTAGCTGCTGAAAAGCAGAGCTTGGCCGAAGACCGCGTTCGTTTCCAAAGCAAGATGAAAGAGTCGTCAACAAAGTTCAACAACTTTATGGTGACAAAACTTGCTGAAGAAATTGGCGAACTGCGCAAAGACCGTAAGATGCACAGTGAAGGACTAGAAAAACTAGAAAGCTTCATGGTGCATGCCTTGGCACACGAGATCCAAGAATTTGCCGCAGACAAACGTGACGTAGTGGAAACAAAAGTTCGCTTGGTACGTGAAGCCCGTGGTAAACTTGAAAGTCTCAAAGCACGATTTGTAAAAGAATCCGCGCAGAAAATGAGCCAAGCTGTTAGTCAACATCTCAAGACTGAACTTTCGCAATTGCAAGAAGACATCAAAGTTGCTCGTGAGAACAATTTTGGACGTAGAATCTTTGAAGCGTATGCAAGTGAATTTGGTGCTACTCATCTAAATGAGAAAGCCGAAGTTCGCAAGCTGTACAGCGCACTATCAAAGAAAGATGCGCAATTGGCAGAAGCCATTAAACTCGCACAACGAGCAAAAGTCGTTGTTGAGTCAAAAGAACGCGAAATACGCATGATGAACGAATCCAATGAGCGTGACAGCACAATGGAAATGTTACTTGCCCCACTAAACCGGGACAAACAAGAAGTCATGCGCAATTTGCTTGAAAGCGTACAAACACCTCGTTTGAAAAACGCCTTCGAAAAGTATCTACCAGCAGTGTTGGAAGACCGCTCCGTGAAAGCCTCTAAAGTGATCACAGAATCGGTATCCGTATCCACTGGAGATAAATCTGTTCCAAGTAGTCAGCAGGAAGACCGCAGCAATGTATTCAACCTCAAGCGCCTGGCAGGGTTAAAATAATTTAAAGGAGACTTAAATGTCACAAGAACTATTAGAAAGTCGCTGGGGCGAAACCAAAGAAGCATTGCTTGAAGGTTTGAACGGTTCCAAGCGCAACAGCATGGGTGTTATCCTTGAAAACACCCGTAAGTACTTGAAGGAAAACGCTTCCGCAGGTTCAACCGCAGCAGGTAACATCGCCACACTAAACCGTGTGATTCTGCCTGTTATCCGTCGTGTTATGCCAACCGTTATTGCTAACGAATTGGTTGGTGTTCAGCCCATGACAGGCCCAGTTGGTCAGATCCACACTCTACGTGTGCGTTATGCCCAGTCTTTAACAGACACTTCCGCAGCCGCTACTTCTGTAACAGCTGGTGAAGAAGCACTGAGCCCATTCAAGATCGCTACTGCGTACTCTACAGTACCAACTGCTACTAGCACAGCTACCAACTACACTGGCGGCCAAACAGCCACCATGGAAGGTACTGGCGGTAAGCAGATCAGCGTTCAGATCTTGAAACAAGCCGTTGAAGCTCGCACACGTAAGTTGCAAGCTCGTTGGACATTTGAATCTGCACAAGACGCACAAGCCATGCATGGTATTGACGTTGAAGCAGAAATCATGGCTGCTCTTGCACAAGAGAT